TATATGCTAAAAGAGTCAGATGCTTCTATCATAAATAGGTATGAGGAAGATAAGCCAAGAGTATGGGATGAGTACTTCAAAAAGAAATAATTGTTAATTAATTTGGAAAGTTACTAACAATTTTGTAATATTGTTTAAAATTAATGATAACAAATGAATATTTTAGACAAGCAACTATTTGAAACTAATTTCACTGCTATAGCTGAACAGTTTATTAAGTGGAAAGAGGCTAAGCCAGAGAATAAAACTTTAGACTCTTTGGCTCAATGTCTTTATGAGATGTACTCTTATACTAACTCTTTACAGATTAGAGAGATGGTTTTAGAGAAACAGATCAAGAAACTAAAAGATGATAACTTTAACTTAAGAACAAATGCAAACAGAAGTAAAACTGTATGATATTCTACTATGGGTAGAGTATGACTTTAGGGATGGGGAGGATCAGACCTATGATTATGTCGGTAGTCCTCCAACAGTAGACCTTTATGCTATTTATGTAGCTGGGGTAGATATCTTTGATATTTTTAGCTCTGACCAATTAGAGCAAATAGAGAGTGAAATAATTAAACAACACATAGAACAATGATACACAAAGTACTGCAAACTGGATTACACTGTATAATAAACAGTAAGGGTAGAGTATATGTCTTTACCGAGGAGGAATATGAACATTTGAGTTGGTGGCAATTAGTAAAGATGAGATATGAAATTTAGACTACCAAAACCAGTAAGAGATTGGATAAGAAAGAAAGAAAAACTATTCCCTGATAACTGGATAGAAGTATCAGAATGTTGTGGAGCTCCTAGATGGAGAGAGACTGACATTTGTGATGACTGTAAAGAGCATAGTGGATTTATGGAAGTTAATTACTAATGATAGCAATAGGATTATTAATTGCTTTGGGACTATTTTTTATAGTAGTAGAGCTTAAACGTTTACAGAAATGAAATTTGATTTAAAGATTGAAGATTTAGGAAAGAAAGAATCTAAAGGGGATACTGATAAGTATATGTATCACTTAACCTTCAAGACTTACAATGCTGAGATTAGTGGTAAGTTTGAGAGAAGTGAGATAAGACATCTGATAGAACAATTAGACAATGCTATTATATGAGAGCTACCTATAAGCACTATGAGAATGGTAAGGGATATGATGTTATAGATTTTATCCAGGATTACAAGCTAAACTTTAATAGAGGTAATGCTATTAAGTATTTGGTTAGAGCTTCACACAAAGGAGCAGAGGAACAAGATCTAGAGAAAGCTATAGATTATATCCAAAGAGAGCTAGAGTATCTCAGAGAAGCTAAGAAAGATTATAATCCTCCATACTAATGAAAAAAAATAAAGTAACCCAAGTACAGAGAATAGCTAGGCTAGAGAGACTGTTTACTGAGATGTATTTAAAGGTACAAGCTATTAAGCTTAGACTAGAACAATTAGAAAATAAAGACAATGAAAATAAAACTACTGGATAATACTATCCAAGATCAGCAAGAATTAATAGACAATGCCTACAGTGATGAGTTTTACTATGGGTACTTAGGCAAAGCAGCGTTCTCATCTAGTAATCTAAAACTACTTTTAGACAGTCCTAAGAGCTACCACTATTCTATGCTTTATGGAAACGAGTCTAGCTCCCAAGCTCTCAGAGATGGGTGGCTATTTCATACCTACCTCCTGGAGCCAGAGAAACTAGAGGACATTGTATTTGTAGATGTGCAAAGTAAGAACTCTAAGAAGTTTAAAGAAGCTAAGGCAGAGTATCCAGATGTATTTACTGCTAAAGAAAAAAATGATGCAGAGAGGCTAGTAGATGCTATAAGTAAAAATTCTAGAGCTATGGAGCTAATGAGAGATAGCAGAACTGAAATACCAGCAGTAGGAGAATTATTTGGCTATCCCTTTAGAGCAAAGGCAGATATCCTAAAAAACAAAGGGGGGATAGTAGATTTAAAAACCACTATTGATGTAAGAAACTTTAACAGATCAGCTTATAAGTTTAGATACTTTCTACAAGTGTATATCTACTGTGAGTTATTTAACTGTAGCTATAAGGACTTTAAATTCCTATGTATAGATAAGAAAAATTTAGATATAGCAGTATGGGATGTATCTAAGGAGTTTTATGAAGTGGGAGAGGAGCAAGTACAAAGAGCTATAGAAATATATGAAGATTACAAAAGAGAGGATTTTGATGTTAATGACTTTACTATAACTGGTACACTATGACAGAGAGACAACTAAAAGACCTAGACTATATAGAAGATAGAATAGTATTTTATACTGGGATAGATATAAAAAAGAATACTAGAAAGAGAGAGTATGTATATGCTAGGATGGTATTCATTAAGATAATGAGAGAGGAGTTTATGATGACTTTAGAAACCATAGGTAAGTATTTAGGTAGAGCTCACTGTACAGTAGTTTATGCCTTGAAAAATTGGGATACTATAGAGAGTTATGAGCCTAAGTATTATAAGGTCTATCAATACATACTGTTAGAGATGGAGTCAGAGCAAATATTTATAGGAAGGAAACCAATAGGAGAGAGACGAAATATAGAACAAGACATACTAAGAGTCAGAAAAACAATAAAAGATGCAGTAGAGAGACTACAAATAGCTTAGAATCAACGTTATACTATAAAAGACTAACTATGGCTTACGATACGGAAGAGATAAGAAGAGAATCTATAAGAGTAATAAAAGACAAGAACTTAGTATTTATTGGGGATATATTTGGGTATACTGCTTTCAGTAAAAGAGTTTTCTATGACCATAAACTGCACGAATGTGACGATATAAAAAGAGCTTTATCAACTAATAGAGTTAATATGAAAGTAGATATGAGACAGAAGTGGTACGAGTCAGATAACCCTACACTACAAATAGGACTAATGAAACTCATAGCAGATGATGAGGAAGCTCATAGACTCAATGGTACAAAGAGAGAGATAAAGCACGATACAACAGACAAAGAGATAAACATAAAGATACATAGATAGTGGATGTAAATGTCAATGTAGTATTTGAGCATCTATACGACAGTCAAAAGAAAATAGTAGTAGAGCAAGGTGGTACTAGGTCAGGAAAGACTTATAACATTTTGCTCTTTATTATATTTCACTACTGCCAAGTCAATACTGGTAAGACCATAACAATATGCAGAAAGACCTTCCCAGCTTTGAGATCATCCGTAATGAGGGACTTCATAGATATACTTAAGAGCCATAATAAATACTTAGAAGCGAATCATAACAAAAGTAATAGCGAGTATAGGTTAGATGGAAACTTAATAGAGTTTATTAGTGTAGACCAGCCACAGAAGATTAGAGGTCGTAAAAGAGAATATCTATTTATTAATGAAGCTAATGAGCTAGACTATGAGGACTGGCAACAATTAGTATTTAGAACGACTGAGAAGATAGTAATAGACTTTAACCCATCAGATTTCTATCACTGGATATATGACAAGGTTATCCCTAGAGATGATGTAGAGTTTTATAAGACTACATACCTAGACAACAAATTCCTGGACTCTAGTATCATTGAAGAGATAGAGAGACTAAAAGAAACAGACGAACACTACTGGAGGATATACGGATTAGGAGAGAGGGGATACAGTAAAGCCACTATATTCAAATACTATGAAACAGACAGTGTGCCAGAGGATGCAGAGTTTGTAAGCTTTGGTCTAGATTATGGATACACTAATGATCCTACTGCTATGGTAGGGGTATGGAAGAGAGGCTATGACTTATACATAAAAGAGTATATCTACCAAACTATGATGACTGGTAGAGACATACACCAAAGACTTAAGGATATGGGTATACAGAGAGACCTCATCTTTGCAGACTCAGCAGAGCCTAGACTAAATGATGAGCTCAGAAAAATGGGATGGAATGTCAAAGCTAGTGTAAAGGGTAAAGACTCCATAAATGCTGGAATAGACCTACTAAAGAGATTCAAGATACATATCACTAAAGACAGTCACAATGCTATCCAAGAGTTTAGAGACTACAAGTGGAAAGAGGATAAAAGTGGCAAACTAACTAATCAGCCAGAGCCAAAAAATGATCACTTAATCGATAGCACAAGATACGCTTGTTATTCAATAATGAGTCAGCCAAACTTTGGTAGGTATGCTATTCGTTAAAAACCATAAATTTTACGTTATATTATTATGAAGCTAAAAATCAATGTACCTAGTGAGTTAGGAGAAATTAAACTTTCAGACTATGTCAAGTATCTAAAAGTGATAGAGGCAAATGAGGATGATGCAAACAGTGAGGTATTTATTCAGCAGAAAGTCCTAGAGATATTCTGTGGCATACCCCTAATAGATGCAGTAGACTATAAGATGTCTGATGTAAGAAAGGTATTTAATATAATCACAAGTACACTAAATGGTAAGCCAGAGCTAGTAAGAACTTTTAAGCTAGGGGATACTGAGTTTGGATTCATACCTAAGCTAGACGATATGACCTTTGGAGAGTATGTAGATCTAGACAGTAACTTAGGGAACTGGGATAATATGTATAAAGCTATGGCAGTCCTTTACAGACCTATAAAGCAAAAGGTAGGGGATAAGTATATAATAGAAGAGTATAGAGGGGATGCCTATTACGATGCTATGTTACATACTCCTATGGATGCAGTTATAAGTAGTATGCTTTTTTTTTATCGTTTAGGGATAGAATTGTCAGCAGCTATGACGAACTATTTGGAGGAGGAGGGGACTCTGGAGGACTCGATGCTCTCTCAAACTTCTCTAATAAATGGGGATGGTATCAAAGCATACAAGCACTTGCTGGATTCAACTTTTTAAAAATAGATGAGGTTACTAACCAAAACATACATAAGTGCCTATATGCTCTAGCCTTTATGAAAGACAAAGCAGAGGTAGAAAGAAAACAAATAAAAAAGAACTTTAAATGACCGCAATAAGACATAGAGGAGCTATAGCCTATTATGATGTACTAGATACACTAAAGGACTTACTCTTATCAGATGTAAACGTTAATACAGTAACTAGGGGAGACATAACCCAAGTGAATCTAAACAAGGCTGACATATTCCCACTGTCTCACATAATGATCAATGGGGTTACTGAGGATGGTCAGACTATGACCTTTAATCTAAGTATCCTATCTATGGATGTGGTTGATTTAAGTAAAGAGGAGACTACTGATATATTTAGAGGTAACAATAATGAGATGGATGTGCTTAATACTCAATTAGCAGTACTAAACAAATTCATACAGAAACTCAGAAAGGGTACGACTCATAGAGAGGGATACCAAGTTGATGGTAGTGTATCTCTAGATGCTTTTAAGGATAGGTTTGAGAATGAGTTAGCTGGATGGTCAGCTACTTTCTCTTTAATAGTAATGAACAATATAGACATTTGTGAGGACTGATAACTTTAAAAAAGAGTTAGAGAAGATACGAGATCAAATAATAAACGACTCTAAAGACAACTTAGCTAAAGAGGGTAAGACTGGTAAGCTATATGAAAGTATAGAGGGTACTCCAGTAAAGAAAAATAAAGATGGTTACTCCTTTG